ACGTGAACCAGAGATGATCGAACGATGGCCTAGTGATTTTAGCGGTGATAATGTTTTTGATTACTCCTCTATTGATAAATACCATGTAACCACCTGGTGGTTAACAAAAGATTATGATTTTTTAGCTTCACTTGAAATGCCAGTTAAAAAATACAACACAAGCGCGCTTTCTAGTCTCAAACATAAACATAGAACAGATTTTATTACCGGTGTTTCAAACTTATCGGATGAAATTGATGTATATGGTCACATATCTGGTAGGATTGTACCAATTACATCCCTCAGAGATAATGTTTTTTTAAAGTATGAAAAGTCTATCTGTATAGAAAATTGTTCCGTTGAGAATTATTTCACGGAAAAGATAGCAGATTGTATTCTAGGGTGGTGCATGCCGTTATATTGGGGCTGTTCAAACATCTCTTCGTTTCTTCCGGAAGGATCATACAGAAATATTCAATTAGAAGATTTTCAATCAGCAATTGAAACTATAAATGAACCGGTCAGTGATACAGAGTTGAAAGCTTTAGCAGAAGCTAGAGACTTAATACTCAATAAATATAATATCTGGCCAACTATATATAGTTATATAACATAATGAAATTTTATTCGCAATTCGGTCAAGATGCATGGTTATATAACAGAGTTTTTAAACATAAAAAATCTGGTACTTTCATAGAAATTGGTGCGGATGACGGTATTGATAAGAGTAATACTAAATTTTTTGAAGAGTTAGGGTGGAATGGTATTTGTATCGAACCAAGTCCGGTTCGATTCAAACAATTAATATCAAACAGAAATTGTATTTGTGAAAATTTCGCTATATCAGATGTAATAGGTGAAATTGAGTTTATGGACATCAAAGGGTGGGGTAAAGGTCTTAGCGGTTTAACATCAAAGTATAGTGATGAACATCTCGAGCGTATAAAAATTGAAATTAAACATCCTAATAACAACGGACACAACTTAATAAAAGTTAAATCAACAACATTAGAGACAATTTTAGATAAACATGATATAAAGCATATTGACTTTTGTTCGATAGACACGGAAGGTTGTGAGTTAGATATAATTAAAACAATAAATTTTAACAATATTAAAATAGACATAATACTTGTAGAAAATAACTACGAATCTAATGATGTACGTCAATATCTAAAGATGTCAGGCTATAAAATGATTAATAGATTATACATTGATGATGTATATCAGCGGATTTTTTAGTTGTTTTCATATTAGTTATATCATATAATCTATAGTATGATAGTAGATATAAAAAATTATGATGGTAATTTAATCCATAATCGATTCGCATATACTTTTTTTAAAAAACGAACATTACCGATTGGTAATATTGTTACATTCAGAAGTCCCATGCTCGTTGAAGCAGATGGCATGATCGATCACGAAGATGTTTTACAGAATGATTTTATTTATAGTGATGATGCCGTCAATTTTTGTTGGGAAATTCCCGGGTTAGATAGTTTTGGTGCCGTTGCATGGCAGCGACTATTCAATACTGGAATAGCAAACATGCTTCAGAGTCTTATCAACGCACCAATTGAAGTAGATGGTGATGATTTGATTGTTCATAAAGAATTTATGAGCGGTGGTATCATTCAACCTAAAGGTAAGTGTAGCGTTAGTATTACATACACTAAGGACGGTGCCGCATTAGGACATACAGGCATTAATGTCCGAGCTGGTGATAAAGCTCCAAGTTTTGCATACAGCACCAACTTAACAGATGATCAAGTCAAACAGTTTCAAGACGCTGTGATTGAGATGTTTTATGCAATGAATGATGATATGTTTCTCGCGACTACTAAAATTATCAGCAAGTGACAATATTTGATTGTTTGAACGATATTTTATTTTCTAAAAAACGTTCATTATTAAAAAACGTTGACGATGAGTCCGCCTTTAATCAGTACATGATTAATAGATGGATATCGATGCATAGTCCTAGCATGGCTATTATTATTAACAATACTGCCAATTGGTTATACAATACATTCGAGACTAAACAGCAATATTACAGATTTATAACAACAGTAATACCGAAAGTTCCTTTCAAGCGCATACATTACATCAAGAAAAAAAAGCAAGAGGAAAGTGATAAATTCGATAATATTGAGCTTTTAGCTAAAAGGCTTGAATTATCGCAACGTGAGATTAAATCTTATTATGAGTTCAGCCAACAAAGCAATTGTTCAACAAGCCCAGACACAACTTCCGGATCGAGTTAAAGGTTCAGTACAACTCGATAATTACGTTAACAGTGAAAACTTTAATTTATTCGGTTATGAATTGACAAGTGTACTAGATGATATCATTCTAGTCAAATATGTTGATTGTAGTGAAGATGGTTCTGAAATAATAAAAAATGGTGTATTAGTACCTGTCAACACAAGTACTTTTACCTGGAGAATAGGAAAAGTTCTTCTAGCAGGGCCGAATTGTAAGCTCATAAAAGTTGGTGACCATGTTTGTTTTCCTAACGATAAGGGTATCGCTGTTGGTAATTTAGAAATTACTGACCATGGTAAGATCAAAAACAGCTGTTTTCTGAATGAAGATAGAATTTTTGGTGTTTGCCAGCCTAAAGATGAAGAATGAAAATAGGGGCAAGCACACTTTCAGTGTTGCTTGAAAATAATGTATTAGAGATAAAGTTCAAGCGACGTAGAGCAAAGCCAGGTTCACCAACAACCAGAAGAATGTTGTGTACAAACTGTGCAATTCTTCTCAATAGTGAAGCTGGAAGAACAACTCTAAATTATAGACCGAGCCCAGGTACTCTAAAGTTCAGTCCTTCTAGCAAGAATTTAGTTATCGCGTGGGATATTTTCAAACAAGATTATAGAGCTATAAGCGTAGATAACTGTGAGTTAATTAGTCAAATGCCCGTGAGTGGTGACGGTGCAGAGTTTTGGGACTATTTTAACAACACAATATACCCAATGACCCCTCAACAAAAATTAGCGTTCTTTAATGTATAAGCCAATTGACACACTTGACTGTATTAAAAATTTGTTACTAAAACAAACTGTATTCTCACTTGGTGAAAAAACAGTCAGAAAGGGTAGAGTTATGTTGTTTAGTTGCTCGGATTATTATGTCAAGTTTGTAATACAGACAAACAAAAACGTTATCAAAAACTATGAAATACCATACCCATACAAAGTTACATACGATAAATCACATGTGAATTTTTCATATCAATTGTTTGATTTATGTAAAGAGAATGAAGATAAGTTACAGCAAATGAAAATTTACACACCACCGACAAATTGCAATAAATTACATGACAAGAAACTAACAATCACAATTATTGAACCAGTTTGATATAAATATTAGTATGGCAAACGTAGAAGAAACATATACAAAAATACCCGGCGGGGCGGACATTGATTATAAACCACTAGGCGGAGAAGTTGAAACTGTTGTGAGCTTAGGTAGAGCGGAAATAGAAGCTGTTGCAAGCCTTAGAGCACAAACTGCAATCGAAGCAGGTTACGGTGATGTTGGTGATGGTGCTGTTTTAGACCACCTCCGGAGACGCAATTTAGGTATAATTTAAATACAAACGTTTGTGGTACAATTATGTGTTATACATAAATATAACTGTACCTAAATGAAAGTTTTTGATATAGAGAATAATAGTGACTGGACACCTCTTGAGATTAAACATGAGCATGACGATTTGGTGTCTTTTACAACATACGATATTAAAACTGCTGATGGTTTAACATTAAAGACGTCAAACATACAAAATACCTGTAGTGATATAGCTAGTGATAAGTTTAGTAGCTACTTACTAACAGACTCTATGTTTATAAATGATTTGATTAACGTCAATATACCAAATCAACAATATCCGGAATTTTTTACCACAAGCTTACTGGTTAATTCATACCCAACAATTACTACAAACTCAGCATACGTATATGTTGTTGAACTAGAAGAGCGTAACAGTTCACGAGAATACATAATAGGTAACAGACAAGATGATATTACTGTCGGTGATAAAATATGGCCCGGTAGGACCGAACAAACGTTCACCTGGGCACAGGATATAACTGATAATCATATTTATTTTAATGTAACACTTCATGACGATAAGGTTTGTTCGATTGCACATAACGATAATATCGATTACACATTTTTAACATATAATAACGATCCTTCCAGTCCAGATTTTTACATTCAGTTCGAGACAACTCCAGATAATATTCCACGCGAAAACCAAAAGTTTTACTATTACATCAACAAAACACGTGGGTTTATAATACTATATATAAAATATAACGGACTGACATATTGGATACGACCGGAGATGGATGATACAAAGCTTTTTGTAGCAACACCATCCACAGGTACTGATTCAAACACACTACCTCTTGAAATGGTCCTGAGATACAAACCATATGTACGTAATTCTCTAAAGTCAAATATTTTTAATAACTGGGCTAGTTACACAACAACCGGTGATTTAAATAATTTGAACAAGAGCGAAGACAAATCTTTCGTAGATATCACAAATAACTATATTCTCAATTCTACTTTTTCAAATATTAATGGAAATAAATTAAATGTAGATCTAATACAACTTAAAAATCAAATTACAATATTTGGTAATGTTAATAGAAATAATCCGTTTCCAAACTTTAGAGATGTTGATCATAGAGAGTATGATACACTTTTTGTAACAGATTTAGATAATGAAGCAACCGGTTTGAATATGAATTATAATTCATATGAAACAGAAGTCATAGCACATCCAGACACAATTACATATTTTAACACACCGCAGGATATGTATCCGTTTGACAAAATTAATATAAACGATTCTAGCCTAATCAAAAGCGGTGCTATAGGTGGTGATACACCTATAAATTCTGACAAAATATTTAAAAAAGCAGCAAGCTATAAATACAACACACCCTACGGTACACCTACAGATGAAGAAACAGGTACATGGCTTTGTTCGTGGTTAAAATCTAATATTGGTGTTGATTGGAATAGAGAAGTAGAGTTTAAGAAAAACGTAATTGTTAATTATAAGGGTGCTGTTTACCGGGCGATTGTAGACAATGTTGGCTATGCACCAGATATTAATCCAGATGAGTGGGAACTGACAGACCAACCACCACCTGTATGGGTCGATAGATACTACAACCCATCTAAATTCAGTGCGCAGGAAGCATTAAAAATTGAAGGGCAGTATTCTGAATACAAAACAAAATTTAATCACATTGTTGATACTTTAAACGCGCAAAATAATTATATATTTGATAAAAAAAGTGATTTAACATTCGAGCCCGGATCTTTGTATGCATATTATAGAATTGGTCCAGAGCAAATAAAAATTATTACAGAAAATATGGTCGATGGATTGATTCATGAAGGAGTTAGTGATGTAAGAGATATTAATAATGATAGAATAACAGTATTGAGTGAAGATACACCACTATTAGGCGATAGATACATAAGAACAAACACACCTAATGATATTAAACAGAGCGATTTTTCAATTTGCTTTAATTTAAAGGCTGATGATTGGAAGAAACCCTTTGGTAGTCAAATACTAGGTAATTACACAAATCAAGGCGTGGGTGTTTTCAATAAACAGCACTTAACACCGTATATATATCTTAAAAATAATAACGGTGTTTCACTTTACAATACAGTTGGTGACAGTGTATGGTCATTTCCTTTATCTGGTACAAAGACTTTCGTTAAATTGGCAGGGAATGAAGATATAACACTATACAATGACATCACAAATGAAGCTTATGATTTAAAGGGCATGTTAGTCGAGAGCACGACACCTAACGCTGTGAGTGGTACAATAGTTGATGTTAATATTGATAATAACTTTCATTATGTTTTAGACTCTAACAATAACGTCTCTCGTTATGATATCTCTACAGAATTATGGGATCAGCTCAACAGAGCTTATCCGTACGACTTAGTAATAGGTTCACCAGAACATCAAAGTGAATATGATGTGAAGGATGCTAACTGGACAACATCCTCAAAAACATTCATACAACCTGTTCAGGATGGTTCCATACAATATGTTGTTAACTGTGACAATTATGCAGTAGATATGAACGACCATCTCTGGTTCACAAAAGGTAATGAAGTTTGGAAGCTTGCTTTGAGTAACAAGCAAGGTGTTAATGCTACATTTACAGGCACTGTTGGTAGTTTTGATAACGAGTTCGGAGAAAGTGAGGTTGTTCTTATTGCATTGGAGAGTTTGCAAGGATCAATAGGTAATAATATTACTTTAGTGGGTGATGATGAAACAAGCTTATTTAATTTAATAGCACAACATAATGAGAGTGAACCTACAAATAGAGTTGAATTAGTTAGAGGTAATCCGTCCGTCATACCTAAATCAGGGTTAGAACATGTAATACAGTTAGAAGGTGGTGTAGATAGAGGAGCTAGTACAATTACAATGGCTTTATCAACACAGTCTAGTTTTGATGCAATTAAAATATCTCATGATAATGAAATATATGCATTACATGACGGTTATAAAATTACAAAAATGAATTATTTACGACGACCACTGCATCGAGTCGATTTAACATCTATTTTAGATACAGTTCCTGTGCAGAGTTGTATGGATATTGTTAGTGAATTTACAGGGCAATATACTGAATATATTTTATTGTTATGTAGATTAAATGACACGAGTGAGCAAGTACGTGTTATTAAATTATCTATGGATGACTTAACAATTATATCTGATACTGAAAAGAACATACCTTTAGATATCAATTTAAATGAACAGCACAACTTAACAAACTCTGAAACATACAAACAAGTTTATAAAAATACAATATTAACAAACAATTTAACATTTAAATTGAGATATCAAAGCTATTTTGATACAGATAAAACATCGATTGTAAATCTAACAACAAATGTTGAAAATCTTGCTCCAGGTTACCATAGTTTCGCTTTTCTTTTTAACAGTAATAATAGTAATGTGACATTGTTCATTGACGGTATATTAACAGCAACTGAAACGAGTGATGATTCTGCTAGTGGGGCTGCATATAAATACACTAAAACAATACATGATCCACTTTATATTGGAGCGGCTCCATTTTTTAATAACATAACGTTTAGTGAGAGATTAGGATTAATTAATTATGAGTTTGTAAATAGTGCATCAATTGACAAGGTCAGAATATATAACAAACACTTGAACTTCCAAAAGGTAAAAATGTTGTATAGAGATGGTAAAAAAATAGAACCGATCACACTAACCCTGCCGACAGGAAAAAGAAATTATATAGATCATGCATCAAAATTTTATAAACATCAAATACCAGGGAAGAAATCACAAAAAATCAATGTTAATATTTTAAATGAGACACTATCTGCAACTGATACACAAAAATACATGTCTGAAAAACTATCTGAATCTATACTTAAACAGATGCCTATCAATAGTGAGATAGAAAAAATTAATTGGATATCATGAACACGTCAAGTTACACACAAGAGTTAATTGACATAATGTTAGATTATGGAATTTTACAAGACAGATTATGTGGTGATACGTTGAATTTACCGTTTCAGTGGGATGATGTAAAGTTAACTGTTAATAGCCCTGTTATATCTGATACAATTAATTACTCAATAGACGCTCTATATCAAAACTGGTTATATCTTCTAGCTAGATCTGTTATACCTACAAACGATATACCAGATGAATCGTTTATGACACACGTGATCATGGATAAAGGTAGTAATGTTATTGATTTTGAGCCATATGAAGATGATTATAGAAATGGTAATAGTGTTTTAGATGATATAAAAAATATTGAGAAGATACAAAATTTAGTAGATCCTAATAATTTTAATGTTATAGCAACCACAACTACTAATGTTATACTCATGAGTGGTACTGGTACGGCTAATATAGATATAATTGTAAATCCAGACGGATTAGGCGAAACAATTGTTTCAAATAGCAGTATAACACATCCGTCAAATGGTATATTGTTCGAAAACATTGTTGATTTTGTTGTTACACAAAATAATGATTTGTTTGTTTTAGATAATAACCATAATCAAATTTTTAAATTTGATATATCTGGTATAACAACATTAGATGAAGCTGTATTGAAAAATGACACACCAGGAAGATTAATGACAGGTATCGTAGGTGGTCATGGTCCTGTGACAAGTAAGGTCAATTTTAAGAATGCGATCGCGATAGCGACGCGAGATAATTTATTGTATGTACTAGATCATGATCCTGGTACTAAACATACTGTAATAAAGCAGTTTGACTCGTTTTTAAACTGGGTTGAATCATATGATCTCGGGGTTATAAGCGATCAAACTGCTATAGATATAGAATATAACAGTATGTATAATCAATTTTTTATACTATTACATAATAACGATACAGTTAAAAACGTAAATTCTACTCCACCACAATTAATTTCATACACGCTTAATTTTGATTATATCGAGACAAGAGATTTAGTCAACTACAAGGAACATGACCTTTCAATCGGTACTGAAGTATATAAAAAAATATACATGAGTAATGAGAATAAAAATATTTTTTATGTTGTAACTAATAAAAGTGTTTTTAAGAAATATATCTCACGTCCGATTGATTTTATCGGCGAATTTAAGTTTGATGAACTCTCAATTGGATCCGGATCTACGGATAGAAATATTACAGATCTGTGCGTATTTCCACTCGTAGTTACAGATACATTAGGTGTCGATATGTTGAAAGACGAAATATATTTATTTGAGGACAATTACAACACTATTTACAGGTTTGTAGAGGATAGTGCGTATGAAAATAGTTTTGAGCTTAATATAGAACAAAAAACACTTGCTTTAAAACATTTAATAATAAAACCGGAGGAAAATGTTGATGTAATTGTTTATAATAAGATGCTATACAAAAATATATATAACAATTTAATATTACTTGAAAATACATCTAGAAGATTTGCCACGGTATATGATGATAATGGTATATCACAATATATCGGTTTTAAATATTTGACAAACCCGGAACTTGAAGAAATTGTATATAATGTTTCTGACGATCATTATGTTTCAAGCAATGAAATAATATTAACAGAAACTGTTAATAGATGTTTAAAAAAGATTTACGACTTGCAGATAAAAATACTAACTAATATGCAGGAGACATCAATGAATGTTTATCCAGATCCTTCAAGAGTTGTAATTTTAACATAGTTAAAATATTACTTGTTGTTTATCATATTGTTATATAATTAACAGCCAAGGTTTTTATTTTTTGTTTAGTTAAAATCATACTCTATGAATAAATATTCATATGGCAGGTAATCGCAAGTTCCACAATAAGTTTCATTCGGCTAATCACCACACTCTTCCTAGTCCACACATTATAGATAGTGGGTTGGATCCTATAGCGAGCTATGAATTTCCTTTCATAGGAGACTTTGTTTTAAACGGTACTCTAAGTTCAAGCAACAATTACGCCTTAAACAATAGAGCCTCAAAAGGAGATAATATAGATGGTGTTTTCGGTCATGGAGAACTTGCACCGATAGGATGGAATATATTTAGAGATAGTACTTTAATAGATGGAGATGCAATGATCACCGGTAATCTCTCAGCATTAGGTGAAATTACATACTTACACACACAGGTGCACGCCAAGAGTGCTACAGAGATAGATGTTATCGCGGATAACACTAATGGGTTGACTGCGGCATTAACGGTTGATCAACACGGTACAAATGATATTGTACATTTTAAAAACGATGAAATCTCGACGTTTATTATTACAGGTAGTGCTGATGGTCAGACCGATAGAGGTGGGTGGATTGGTGTAAATCTAGGGAGCCTTGACGATATCGATAGACCAAATCAACGTATGACAATCGTTGGTAGTGTTAGTGTAGTTCCTGATCCATTAGAAGTTGCTGATCAAGATCAACAAAAAGATCCTGGTACAACTGGCTCATTATATATTGAAGGTGGTTTACATGTTAATGATATAACATATTTAGACCAAGTTATTGTTGATACAACCGATGGTGATTTTCTTGTAAGTGGTGGTAATAATGATGCAACATCAAATAAATTTGATGTATCTGTTCCAACGGAACTCGACAAAACAACAATTGATACATCCGAAGGAAAATTTTATGTACATGGTGGAGATAATAATGCTAGTTCAAATATATTTGATGTTGATGTACCAACTGAATTAGACAAACTAACCGTTGATACAACGGATGGTGACATGATCATTAATGGTAGTAACGGCCTAGATGTAGATGTACCTACTGACTTTGATGAGCATGTGCGTTTAGATCAAGTTACCGTCGATACAAATGATGGTGCTATGGCAATTGCCGGTGATAATAAACTTTATATCAATACATCTGAACTTGATATTGAGACAGAAACTGACTTTGACGAGCATGTACGACTAGATCAGGTGACTGTTGATACGACGGATGGTAAGATGTTAATCGAAGGTAGTAACAGTTTGGATGTTGATGTTGAAACTGATTTTGATAAACATGTACGTTTAGACAGAGTGTCTGTCGATACGGCTGATGGTAATTTTGAAGTTAGTTCGTCGGATGACACAGGTATTTTTGATGTTAATGTTAAAAGTGATTTTGATGAACACGTACAACTAGACAGGGTAACTATCGATACAACTGATGGTAAACTGCTTGTAAGTGGATCAAATATATTAGACGTTATCACTGATACAGAACTAGACAAAGTGACCATCGATACAACTAAAGGGAACACTTTAATAGATGGTCCTGGTAAGCTTGATGTTATTGCAGATGAAGGTGTTACGATTAGAAATAATTTTGATGTATCGGGTGTTACAACTCTTGATAAAACTATCATCAATACGTCTGAAGGTGATCTTGATATACATGGTGATAATAAAGTGGCAATTATTGCCGCTGGAGGATTATATGTTGATACACACACCAAGCTTGATCAGTTAACAGTCGATACAAAAGACGGTAACCTGTTAGTACATTCTACAAATGCAACAGGCGTACTGGAGGTTCAAGTACCAACATTTCTTGATAAATTAACTGTAGATACCAGCTCTGGAGTATTCACAGTCTCAGGTTCTAACAATTTTATTGTTGACTGTTCGTATTTTAATGTTGATAGTTTAACCGATTTTAGTAAGCATGTTAATTTGAATAGTGTTCAGATTAACACAAATGCTAATGATTTTATTGTTCAGGGTACAAATCAAATTTATTTTAATACCGTTGATGGTTTAGTAGTTGACACACATACACAGTTAGATCAGCTAACAGTTGACACTTCTGACGGTCAAATGCAAATAATTGGAAGCAACAAATTAAATGTTGATGTTGAATCAACATTTTCAAAGGTGACTGTCGATACAACTGATGGTAATTTTGTTGTAATAGGTAGTAAGAAATTGTACATAGATACCGTTGATGGTTTAGATGTTGACACACGTACACAGTTAGATGAGGTAATTATCAATACAACAGATGGGGATTTTACAGTTGAAGGTACAAATAAAAGTGTTTTTAACACACCAATACTAACAAATGCAGCTGTATCAGCTGATACATCTAATGGTGATTATATCATATATGGAACCGGTGATTTACATGTGGATGTTGATTCAGATTTTAGTAATACAACAGTCACAATGGAGAGAGTTGATGTTGAAACAACACAAAACAATAATCTTTCAATTTATGGTGGTGGTGTTTTAAGTGTTGATGTATTTTCATATTTTAGTGAGCCGGTAGAATTCACTGGAGCAATCAACTCTAATTTAACACATGGTGGTTTTGTAATCACAGATGATGCTACATGGGCTAATAAACATAATCTAGATGTACATGTACCTACATACCTTGCATCACTATCTGCATCAACTACCAATGACCCGGCGGTTATTTCAGGAGTTAATGATTTAATTGTTGAATCACCGGCAAGATTCACAAATCCAACTGTATTGGAACTCGTAAACGTCAATATTGATGGTGTTCTAGATGTTACATCTGACGCGTCATTTCATGGAAAAACGGAAATCAATACATCATTAGGTGAGTTTTATGTATATGGTGATCAAACATCTCGATTCGACACACAAGTTTACATCGATAATGATCTACATGTTGTAGGTAATCTTCGTGTTGATGGTGAGACATATTTAAAGAGTGGAGCCTCCGGTACAATAAATGTTGGTGATGATGATACAGACAGTGTTGTTTTTAACTCCGATATTGCGAGCGACATATTACCCGATTCAACAAAAATTTTTAATCTAGGAACGCTAGAGAAAAAGTGGAACAATTTGTATGTCAAATCAATCTTTACAGATACACTCTCGGCCCTAGGTGGGGAGCTTGAATTAGACACATTAATTATACGTGATTCTGTAGATATAGGTAATGAACTTAATGTTAATGGCAGAGTTGAGTTTCAAGATCAGGTAAATGCAAACAATAGTGTTTCTATTAACAACAGTTTAACTGTTAATGGAACAACAAATCTTAATAACAATTTAAATGTCGTTGGTAGTGTACAACTTAATGATAATCTTGTTGTTGATAAATCTCTGACTATTCATGGTGATTTACATGTTGATGGTGAGACAGTCCTGTTAGCGGATCAATTTGGTATTATAAAACTAGGCGATCAACTGACCGATATCATTTCTTTGAATGGTTTGCTTTCCGGTAATATTATACCTGTAGATGGTACAATCGGTAACTCCTCTACTCCATGGAATGATATTTGGGTCACCAATACACATACCACCAGCTTGACATCACAGGATGGTCTGTTTACTGGTAGTGTTAACATAACAAAAGGATTGACAGTTGGTGATGTTGTCAATCTTAATGGTTTATTATTAGATACTGAGCAGAGTGATTTTATTGTATATGGCCCAAATCAAGTCAAATTAACAAATGATGCAGGTTTAGAAGTCGAGCAACACACCTCTCTGAATAGTACTAGTATCAACACCCAAACAGGCAATCTATCGGTTGTCGGTTCAGGTGTTGTTGAATTTGAGAACACTGGTGGTGTTGATGTTAATAGTAAATTAAGCGTTGATGAATTAATAGTAGATACAGCGGACGGTAGTATGGTTGTATCCGGGTCAAATTCAACACAAATACATACAGATTTAATTACCCATGGTAGTGTTTCCGCAGTAGGTGGACCTTGGGTCTTTAACGGCTGTAATGATGTAGGTTATATTGACGGGCAGGTAGATTTTGATACAGTAGAAAATGCACTATTTACTGGAATGCCGGAGCATCCTTTTAAAGTTGAGTGTAGATCATTGTTTACGAGTGGTGTTACAGCTAACGGACCAGTTCAAATAGGGGAGTTGCCAGAGAATATAACTGACGAACTACCGGAACCGACTCTCGAGATTTTAGGTAACACACACTTAAGAGGTGGTAATCTCAAAATTGAGAGCGATATAAGACACATAGACGATGAAGATACTTTTATAAAGTTTAACCCAGATGAAATATTATTCAATGTTGGTGGTCTTCAAGCATTATCACTAACTCAAACAGAGATTGACAATGATGTTTTTAATATCGGTACCCCGGACGGAGCTTTCGATTTAAATACATATAGAGTAGATGGAGAATATGGGGTTCGCTATGATAGCTCGACCGGTGATATTAACGTTAATGGTAATACGTTTGTTAACAACAACTTAACCGTTGCAGGTGATATATCCGGTGCGGAGACGCTCAATGTAAGAAATCTAGTTGTAGACTACCTAACAGTCCATGAAAGTAGTTTTGGAAATGTAGGTGGTGGTAATGGTGCAGCAGGTTCTGCAATGAATGTTCTCTCCGGTACTGCCGACAAAGATCATGTCACTACTAGTTATGTTAACGGTGAAACACAGACATTTGTTGGTACAGAGGTTGGAATCGAATATGACCTGACTCTAGACCAAGCTGAAATAATACAAAACTTTTTTACATTTACATTTGAAGCTCTTTCTGATAATGCGACACTCGGTATAACTGCGGGTGATACACAGACAGTAAATTACCACTTTGTTGCAAGATGGGATGATCAGTACTCACAAGCATTTGTTAATGAAGTTGAATCAGGTATTGTTTTTACATCTGATAATCCGTTTGCAAATGTTACATCTGTTGTTCTTTCTGCAACTGAAGTACCAACAACAGAGCGTATTGTAAAAATAATAATACAGCCAGATGTTGATATAAGGTGGTGGACAAGAAATGTACTTGTCCAGGATAAGCCTGTTAGATTAGATACTATAACCACTGGTGATTTTACCGTTGATGGTGATTTAACAGTCAACGGTTCACATATATATACCGGACATTTAGAAACAACAACATTAGCTTCAGATAATATTACCACGAACGATCTAACAACCAATAATTTAATTGTTAGTAATGAAGTAACATCAGATTTGATACCACAACCAGTAACAGTAGACCCAGGTTCAGAAATTCAATATGTTTCAGAATATAGTTTGGGTAATGAAATAAGTTATTGGTCATCATCATGGACTATATCCAGTCATTCAGTATTCGATGTTGTGAGGGAAAAATTATTTGTTGGTGGTGATCCAGAAGATTTAGATCTTTTAGCTCAACAAAACTTACTATCTGATGACGCAGCGTTAAATGTTATAGGTGATGTCCGCATAACGGGTGATCTTACAGTTGACGGTAACGCTTATTTGAGTGCTGGACCAAGTGGTGTTATAAATGTTGGTGATGATAATACAGATAGTATTGTTTTTAACACAGAAATTTCAAGTGATTTAATACCAGATCAAAATATGTTATACAATATAGGTTCACCAGAACAACACTGGATGGGCGTATATACACACAATTTAAGTGCACATGGTGATGTATTTTGGAATGGTGGTAGTTCTATTGTTGCTAACAGTGTACATGACAGCGTGTTAGCCACAAGTGCTAATTGGGATTCAACGTATGACAGCGTGTTAGCCACAAGTGCTA